CATACGGAGCCTTATTTTAAACATCGCCGCAGTAGGCGGTCTTTTGACCGCCGCTATTGTACGCCTGTGAGGGGTAACAGCCTCACAGGAGAGTCTCCTGCATTAGATGGAGTTCTAATCCGTTTGTTGCTTAACCTAGCAAGCAAAATCGCCGTATCTGTTGCACAACCCACTCCCTACCAACCTATGTAACTATATTTATGTAACTATAAAACTGAATTGCACTGGCTATGGAGGCCAAAGCGGCTCGCCAATTTGCAAGAAACAGGTATCGTATCAAGTAGCCCGTATCCTAGACCGCGTAATGCAACCTAGTCGTATACGGTACAGATTGGTCTACCCTAGTACTTCGCTCTAGTAGCGCCCTGCTGTGCTCGCACTTATTGCCGACGTTTCGTCCCCCCCCTTTTCTTGCGTTTTCTTTTGATTATGTTGACTACACAACTAGCAGATTCTGTGGTGAGTAACACCCGGTGCCAACAGCCGATTGTTGGACGCGACCTCCATGAGGTTCGCAATGTTCAGGAGCGCATAGCTCCTACGTCTGCTGCAGACGGTAACCTTGCAGCTTCTCTGCCCACTGCACGACAGTTAGCAGACATCCACACAACCTTCGTTCCTAAGAGGTTTGTGTTCCCGCCACCCCCTGCCCCCTTGTGGCATGCCCCGACGCCTGCTAACACGTTCGTCGAACCTTCGCAGTTTCCTACAACGTACTATACTCCTCAGGAAGAGGAAGCATTCCTTGCCACGCTTCTCGATGAGGGCAGTGCTGCACCTCTGAAGGTTTTCACGTCAAACACGCCCGTTATTGCCGTGTTTCACGTGGCACCCACCCAAAGGCGTTACGCGTTGCTTCGCTTTACCTTACGTCAAGATCCAGATCGTTGCACGTTTGCGACTGGAGCTTTCCCAACGGTTAAGACCGCCACGTACGTGATTTACGTGACCCAGCAAGGCTCACACTTGCTGCGTTACTCGGGTAGCCGCAAGCGCAACCTCTCATTTCAGATTCCAGAGATACTTGCGTTCGTCGATCGATGCACATCGCGCAATGAAGTTGAGATTCTTCTGCAAGCTTCTGGTATCGAACCGAATCCGGGTCCGTCCGCTGGGCCTATCATGCGTGGCGTTGCCTATGGCTTAGTATTGCGATTCGGCTTCGGAGTCACTGGCCTCAAATTGATACCTTTATCGATTTTGGCTGGCGGCGCTCTTGAAGCTGCTATCTCAGCACCCATGCTTGCGTATTACCGCGTCACCGCGACGCGCTTTTACGCTTACGTTTGGTACCTCTCCAACGAGGTGTTGAACGCACTCGCCCACATGACGTACGGAAATACGTCGCTTGCTGATCGTAAGAGGCTGAACAAGAAGGCCTTTAACTTTGATCTCTCAGACCCATTCACATGGAAGTTTGATGAGAATGAAGCTCGTAACTACGTCAACAAGATGAAGTTCAACTCGTTCGTTATCCTCCACGGCCCCGCCTGGGTTGTGGAGAAGATGCTCATGCGTCGCGGCGTTAAGCTTAGCGATGCATTTGTCATGGTCAAGGAGCGGTATGCTCAGAATGTTCAGTTCGAGTATGCCGTTCGGTTCCAGTCCAATCCAGACCGCCTCCTCCCGGAGGTACCCGATTTACCAGTCCCTGCTCCCCTTGAGCAGAAGATCGTCAACGATGAGCCTCTGAATGCTCGTGACCGGCGCGCACTGCGCCGAGTAACGAAACAATCGAAGCTCTTCGGGATGATGCCTGACCTTGGCGTCACAAGTACCATTAGTGACGCTACGTACAAGGCGGCTGACACCCTCCGTACCGGCCTATCCTCCCATGGTGAGTCTGTGAACAACGGATTTGCCACACTCGGGGGCGACCTTAAAAAGTCGACCTTGGGGCTCGGCGTGGATTTGATGACATCGTCGTCCACGCTGAGCAACTCGCTCAAAACCGTCTCCGCGCAGCTTTCCCAGACTGTGCAAGGCGTGCAGTCGAGCTTCCTGGAAGGAGTTGACCGCATCACGGCATCGCTCGCTAACGTGAAGGTAACGCATTCATTTGCGCCCATCACTAGCGAGAATTTGCCCGTGCTCGCGAAGTCGTACCTGACTTTGCTGACCGACGTTATGCCCATGATCATCTCGGACGACCCCCTTGTCGCCCTTGCGATGCAACCGTCGCTCATTGCCCGTCACGGTTGGCTCACAACTGCCGTTCTCGACGCCCTCGTTCTTACCACGAAACAACTTATCAAGTGGATTACGGGAGTGACGAAACAGGTTGATACCAACCGTGTCGATGAGTCGATCCTTCTGACGATGTACAATGTCGTCTACGCCCTCATTTTCCAAGGGTTGCCTTCCGGCACCCCCGGCAATTTGAAGGATAGACTTTTGTCCTTGAACGCGCTCGCTACTTTCGTCAAGAATGCGAGCTCGCTCTTCACCTTTGTGGTGGAACTCTTTAAGACCTGCGTCAATTGGATATACGAGTCCTTCACCGGAGTACCCTATTTTGACACTGATGTTAAGGAGATCCTTCACAACATGGCCGAGCTTGACGCTCGCGCCACCGAAGTCCTGCACAAGAAAGGAGTTCCGTCCCTCGACGACCTAAACGAACTGTCAAACGTTCGCCTCGCTGGGGACAAGCTCATGCCCCTTGCTCTCACACACCCAGAAATCGACAAGCAGACGTTGCGCTTCAAACGCGTGATGGAAGCTGTCTCGGCGTACCACTCATCTGTTGCCTTTGACGCGGAAATGAATGAGGGCCGCAAAGCCCCCATTATCATCCGCATCTACGGAACGGGTGGGCAAGGAAAGACCACTTTGGTGAACTACTTAGTGGCTGCCCTTCACGCCAAGAACAAATGGCCCTCTGAAACGCCTGAAATGTCCCAGGTTGAGTACGAGTATGGTGTGAACTTCCAACCGAAGATCAAACCTTACTCTCGTGTGCTCATCATTGACGACCCCTTCGTCGTGAACAACCAAGAAGTGGCAGCTTCTGTCCTCGCTGAGATCATTAAGCAAGGAAACTCGCGCCCTAAGAAGCGCGAGGGAGCTGCCATCGACGACAAAGAGAACATGTATGAACATTTCGAAGTCGTTATGCTCCTCGACATGGGCATTCGCGCTGATGCACCCATCAACGATGATTTTGCCCTCGCCCGGCGTATGACGGGTGGCCAGTTCCGCCTCACCGCGAATAAGGACTACGTGTACGCTGACGGAACTCTTAACTACTCGTCCTTCACTGTCAATGACATTGACAAGGTGTGGGATTTTGAGTCCCAAGCTGACGGGAAGGTTCTCACTTTCCGCCAGGTCGTTGCATTCCTCCAGTCCAAGTTGGAGGCATTCAAGGCAGGCCGCGTTAAAGTCCGCGATGATATCGCGAAAATAGCGCAGCTTGCCCTTGAGTGGCGCGACGAAGTACCCGTCCTCGCACGACCCGTATCGTTTATCAGGCCCGAAACGACGGAGAAACCAACCGACCCCCCCCATGAGGTCGCTAAGAAGCAAGTCTCCACGCTGCTCAACGCTGCTAAGCGGAAAGCGCCCGTTGTCAAACAAGTGAAGTTCACTGAAGCAGAGATGAAGCGCATCACTAACGCTGTTGGTATCTCTGAGAAGAAAGTCGCTAACTACGGCTCGTTCATCCCAGGGGAGTCGCTCGACAAGATTCCCGTGTCAGTTCTATCAAACGAGCTCGACATGGTTGTCGACGAAGACGACCCCCTCGACGCCGTCATACAGCACTTGAAATTGACGGTGGAGAAAGGTAAGGAGAAGGAGCGGTCCCCCTCCGACAAGGATTCCAGCGACGAGTTCAAAGACGTCGTGGAAGCTGGCGGGTGCATCTTCAAAGCTGGTACCTGCCTTGAGCACGGCTTATTGTGCTCATCAAAGTTTGAAGAGCCTCGCCCGCTCTCTCGCTGGGAGGCTATCTCAGCCCTCGCCCCGAAGCTCAAACTTCCCGGCTGGATGGCTCGTATGGCTTCCTCCCTCAAGGCGTACGGTTGGCTCATACCTTCTGTACCCGCTGTCTTGGCTGGCGTAGTGTCTTTCTTCGCCGCCAAGATTGCGGTTAGCGCCGTGTCTATGATTTTCACGTCTGTCCTCGGACCGATTGTCACCACAGTTGTAGAGAAGCAAGCGTACTCCACTACGTATGCCCGCATCCCTGCTGCTAAAGGCGCTAAGCTTGGCTACGCCCGCCAGATGTACCTCTCCCAATACAAAGAGGGATCAGACGAGTGGTTAGCCAACAAGATCCATGGAAACACCACGCCCATCATTGTGCCCGTGATGATTGGTTCTGTCTACGGCCAGTCAGGAAACATGACTGCCATTGCCGGAAATGTTCACGTCACCACGAAGCACCAATTCATCGACTACCCGCTGGTTGGAAAGATCGCCCTCCTCGGTATGTTTGGAATAACGTACGAGTTGAGGGAGTTCAAGTACCCGCAGGCAGGCGAGAAGCCCGCCATTGACACGACCCTGTCGGTGGCGTGGTGGACACAAGTCCCCGATCGCGACCTTGCGATCGTTGTCACGCCGAGGAGCGGAATGATCTTCCAGAGCATTGGAAAGTACTTCGCCTCCGAAGACGTATCGATCTCGCAGCTCCTCGACAACGCGCTCGTCATGAGCACGCAGTCGGAGACTGAGCTTGACGACAAGACCTATCAAGTCGTCAAGAGCGAGATTAAGCCCTATTACCTGCATGGCGCTGGCGATGCTGTCTCCATTGACCGCTATGCGATCGAGGGTTCTCCCATCGGTCTGTCCATTCGCTGCCCCGAGCGTACCTTAGATGGTTCGTGCGGGCGGTTGTGGTTCACCCGCAGCACCCGTGTTGGTAAAGGCTACAAGAAGATTCATAGTCTTCATGGTGGGTACGACGACGACGCCGGTTGCGCTATCAGCGTACCCATCTGTGAGGAAGACATTCGTGACTGGATGGCTATCTTCGCACACCACGCACCGCTGTCGATTGCACCGAACGAAGACGTAATCGCCAACGGCGGGAAGGCTCCCGCTCAAGTCGTGGCAGTTGGCACTCTCCCGAAAGGTGAGGGCGCTAACCAGAACTTGAAAAACCCCATTCAGCGATCGCCAGCCTACAATCTCTTGACGGGCTTGGAAGTCACTGATCCGATATCTCGCCAGAGCGTTTTGCTCCCGCCCCCGTCCCGCGTGCCGGTTGATCTCAGGGGACCTGAAAAGGCCCTCCAGAAGATGCCCTTCAACTCGGCCCCGTGGAGCGAAGATGTGATTCGCGACTACGAGATGGCCGCCGCATATGTTGGCACGAAGATGGTTGCACAGCTCGATCAAGCATTCATTGACCGCCTGTACATACCTACCATCGACCACGTCCTCAACGGCGACCCTAATGTCGATTCGCCCGGAATCGACATGTCCACATCGGTTGGATATGGCCTCACAGGCCCCGGGAAGCATGCAATTATCGAGCGCCGCGACGACGGCCTTCTCCACATGAAGTCCGAAGACAACGTGCGCGCGATTATTGAGTCCTTTGCTAGAGGCGAGCTGCCGCTACCACTTGTCGTTGACAACGGCAAGGCGGAGCTTCGCCCCCCTGAGAAGGTCATGCGCAACACATCCTGCTATCAAGCTGAATTGTGTATTGCTGCCAAGGTGGTCCTTTACTGGGTCTCGGTCGTGGTCAAATACGGCCGGATTGACAACAACACGCTTTACGGTGTTGATCTCAATTCGCAGGAAGGTCAGAAAGTGTTCAAGAAACTTACTGGCCACCCATACAAGAATGAAGGAGACTATAAGAACTACGACGCCACTATTCAGCCCGAACAAGCTGATATTGTGGGTCGTGAGATTCTTTTGCCTATAGTCCACTTCTTGCGCCGTCACGGCGTTGCGCCTTATCCTGATGAGACGTATCTTGCAGCGCTTCGCACACAGACGCTGACTGTCCACATCTTCGGAAGCACTATGTATATCCGTTGGTTTGGAAACACATCAGGAGGTATCCTCACCACCCCGTTCAACTGCTTCGTGGGAGCTTCCAACCAGGCATTCTGCTGGTTGAGGTTCCACCGAGATACAGGTCGAACACGGGAGGTGTGGGAGGACTTCGAAGAGAACTACAACTTCGCGGTCTACGGCGACGACTACGCTGGCGCCACATCTGTGGAGGCTTTTGACAATTTCGTCATTAGCAAACACATCGCGACGCTCGGTCAGGTTGTCACCCCTGCCCTCAAGGGTACGGACTTCACAGCCCATGTGGACCGCACCTCTATCCTCAAGCGCACACCCAGTGTGCAGCAGGGCCGAGTGCATTGGCTACTCCCGGTAGAAGTACTGGTTGAGATCCACGCATTCAGGCGCGATGCCTCAGTTTCTGCCATGGAGGCTTTGCGAACCAATATGGATGCTGCTCTTCGTGAGTGGTACCATTATGGCCGCGAGACCTTTTCGACTGTCAAAGCTGAGTTCAACGCTTTCCTCGCTGCGCGCTCAGGCGCGCCCCTTTTGCTGACTTTTGAGGAGCTGGATCGTAACTTTAAGTCAGCGGGGAACAACGTTTCCCGGTTCGGTGTGTCCAAGCAATCGTCGCTTGCACGCTTCCTTCTCCTCCCCCCCGCCCATGTGATCAAGCGGAGCACCGCACTCAGTGCTCCGAACCGCTGTGGTCGGGGAGTCGCGCTGCACAAGCGCGACGAGTGCACCCCCCCCCCATCGCACAGCTTAGCTCTCCTGTGCCCTTACAAACGAGCTGCGAATAATGTTTCAACCTCAACATCATCCACAGTCATTGGTGACGTCCGCGGCGATGCGGACCCCATTGTGTCCACCAATGCACTCACGTCGTTCAACGACGACACTGCGGTGACGTCCGCTACGCCACCTCAAGTTCTTCCTGCTGCGATCCCTCGCACAGATCCTTATCCTGATCAAGGGATGAGGGAGGTCCTGTCCCGCGAGTACCGCGTTGCAGATGTCACCTGGCCGACCTCGGCGGCGGCGGGTACTCTCCTGTTCACTGGGAGATTCCCTGAGTTGCTCTTCACTATCCCGAACATTCAAGACAAGTTGAAGAGTTTCCGCTACATGAGGGCTGGCGCCAAGGTCTCTTTGCGCGTTAACTCCAACGGATTTGCCGGAGGAACGCTGATGGTCCAGTACATCCCGTTCTACAACCCCAGCGCTGACGGCGCCTGGCGACACAAGTTTTGGCCCCTGGCTCAAACCGGGCCCATGCTCATGAGTGCCAGTCGCGCTGAGACGCTGCAGTTGACTATTCCGTGGGCTGCCCCTTTCATGTATCGCGATCTGCGAACATCGAACAACCCTGGAATGATCGGAAGTGTGTTCGTCTACGTGCTCAACCCGCTTGTGTTCTCAAACACCGGCGCGCCGAGCTCGTTGAGCGTGTCCGTCTTCGCGTCCTTCGACAACCCAGAGGTGGCTGGTCCTGATATCAATGGCGCCCCCGCAAGCTCTTCTTCCGTTAAGAAGCAGTCTGGCGAGGCCATGATTAAGACGGTCAAAGGTGTCATTGCTGGAGTCACGCGTGCGACAAGCACTGTGGCTGGCATTGTGAAACCGTTCACTTCGTCTTTTGGACTACCCTTCCTCAACAAGCCGACGTCATTGGCGGCGACCCAACCGATGACACTGATGCCCGCACGCGGAATGGCGAATGCGAGTGGCCTTGACACTAGCGCTAAGTTGTCCCTCGATCCAGAGGCACAGGTTAGCGTCTCCCCGAGTATTTTCGGAGGCGGCGTTTGCCAACCAACTTGGCGCGACGTGCTGTCCATTCCCGCGCTTATCCACACGACGAGCTTCACTCAGGCGGCAGCAGCAGACACGCTGATCGCCTCCTGGCCCGTGCGCCCGAACTACGCAAAGACGATTGCGGCGAACACCTTCGCTCCTGGAAATTTGGCGTACTATGCCAATTTCTTCAAGCGTTGGCGTGGGGGCATTGTCTACGCCCTCCACTTCGCCTGTCCGTCAAACGTCACTGCGCGCGTGCGAGTCTCATTCCTGCCGAACGTCTCCGCGACTACGGCCCCTCCGGAAAGCCAAGCCGGAGATATAATTTCTAAGGTGCTCTCTATCACTGGAGACACCGTACTCATGTTCCCGATTGAGTATCTTGGCGACACTTACTTCAAGAAGTGCCAAAACCTGAGCGTGACAGACACATCGGACATTGATGCTGTCGGTCGCGTGAGCGTTACGGTGCTGAACGAAGTCGTGTCAGTGAACACTGCTGCCACAACTCCCATCGCTCTTACGGTGTGGATGGCCGCCGCTGAGAATTTCGTGTACTCGCAGCCTGACGACTTCCCCCCTAGTTGGGCGCCCAATTTTACATTGGGTGTCACTAAGCAGACCTCGCTTCGCGACTTGTTCGCTAAGCCCGCTAGTGGCATGGTTCCCACCACGCTCTTGATGGAGGAGGGTATCGTCACTCCTGAAAAGTTCACAGGTCCTCTCGACCTCCTGCACCGCCAGTGCGGGGTGAGCACCATTTTAACCAATGGTGATTACCTCCGTGTTCAGCCTATTGCGAACACGGCGATGTGGCAGATCCTCCTCCCATTCCTTGGTTGGAGAGGGTCCCTGCGTTACAAAGGGTACCCAGAAGCCGCCCACAACATTCCCTACGCCATTGGCTGGGTCGCGAGTGAGTCTGATACCACGTTCCTTTCTGGGTATCAAGGATTCCTCCCCGGCTCCATTGGAGAGTGGGAAACGCCCTACTACGACTACTATGCTTGGCGGGAGACCTACCCCATCATGACAGTCGTTCCGCGCGACGCAATTCGCGCTCTGAGTGCTATGGATGGGAAGACGATCTACTTCGGCTACGCCGTTGGAGACGACTTCTCCATAGGGCTCATCTACGGCCCCCCTGTGCTCGTTTACACCCCTCCGCCCCCGGAGGAGTCGTTGACGGGCTCTCAGGACCTCGCTTGAGGTCCTAATCTCCGCTAACCTTTGGTCGAGCCCTACGGGGCTCCCATCGGGAGGCGTCGAGTTGTGTAACAAACTCGTATGAGGCAAGGCCCGGTTGAACCGGTAATACTTAACCTATGCTTCGATATAACTAGGTGAACCTTTATAGTTCCGACACCTAGACCGCTCGCGGTTTTAAGGAAATACAAAAG